TAGAAGATATTGCAACTGCTATAGGAGAAAACTTTGCGGGTGCTATTACAAATACATCTAAAGTAATCAAAGATATTGCACCAGCGGTTAAAGCTGTTTCAGATGCTTTAGGCACAACTATTACTGGTTTCCAAAGTTTACCTACATTTGTTCAATCATCAGGTATTATAGCCGCTTTATTATTTGGTAAAAAAGGTTTGATTGCTTTTAGTGCTGTATCATTCTTAGTTGGACAAATATCTGATTTGTTTGAAGAGGCTAGAGATATATCTGAAATATCTGGATTAGATTTTTCAAAAACATTAGATTTAGATGCTTTAGAATTAAAATTAGGAATACTTAAAAAACAACAACAAGACATAATTGCAGATCAACAAAAAGCAATTCAAATGGGCGATGGAGTTGGGGCGGCATCGTTTGACATATTACAACAAGAATTAGAAATTGTAATGGCTGAAATTACTGCCATTGAAACACAAATTGCAAATGTGTCAAAGAACAAACAAATAGTAGAGGCTATGCAAGGCTATGAAGATGCAATCATGCGTCTTGCTCAAACAACTGAAAAAGTAAATATAGAAATTAAAAAGAAACCACCGATACCAGAGGGATTAGCCGATGAAACTAAGGAAGAGGGCGAAAAAATACGAGAAACAGTAGGATTATTAGATAATGATTTTATGGCTTTGTTTGAAACTCTTACAAAGAAAGAGGCTTTCAATACATTCTTTAACGAGTCAAAAAAAATACAAGAAGAACTTACTTTTATGCAACAATCAGCAAAAGATTTTTCAGAGGGTTTCAGTGAGGCTATGGGTTCAGACACTTTTGAGGGTTTTAGGAAAGCTGGAGAAGATGCTTTTAAATCCTTAAAAACTACTCTTACAGATTTTATTATGACAGGGAAACTTAGCTTTCAAAGTTTGGCACAAACAATTATTAGATCATTAGTAGAGGCATTAGTAGGTAAAGCTATATCTGCCGCTATTGCCAAATCTGAAAAAATGATGCTTATGTCCACAATAAAAGATGCTATGCGTAGTGTTTATCAAGGTGCATTAAAAACTTTTGCATCAATACCTTTCCCATTCAATATATTAGCTGTTGGTGCGGCTATCAAGTTCGGTATGGGTCTTGTTAATAAAATTAGAGGTTTTGAAAAAGGTGGACGACCACCAGTAGGACAACCATCAATAGTAGGAGAAAAAGGTGCTGAGTTATTTGTACCTGACCAAGCTGGCACTATAATTCCAAATAATAGACTTGGTGGAGGACAACCAGTAACAGTAAATTTTAATATTAATACTGTTGATGCTAGAGGGTTCAATGAATTGTTAGTTAATAGCAGAGGTGTTATTGTAAACATGATTAACACTGCTGTTAATGAAAAAGGTAAGGCGGCATTGATATGAGTGGCTCTTTACCTAATACAGAGTTCAATGCAATTAATTTTAAATCAAATCAGAAAACTTTATTTAGTGAAACTGATAGTGGCAAATCATTTAGGAGGCAAGTACAAGGACAAAGGTTTAGTTTTACAGTTTCATATCCTCCTATGACTCGTGCAGATTTCGCCCCGATCATGGCTTTTATTGTTAAACAAAGAAGTCGTAAAGAAAACTTTACTGTTACTTTGCCGACTACATTTGATAGTCAAGGTAACGAAACAGGAACTTTATTAGTGAACGGGTCGCATTCTGCGGGAGATACAACTATAAATATTGATGCTTTTGCGGCTAATGGTTCTGGTCGTCTTAAAGCTGGAGACCTTTTAAAATTTGCTCACGATAAACTGTATATGGTGGTTGCAGATGTTACATCTTCAAGTAACGCCGCAACTGTAACAATAGAGCCGCCACTTAGAACTGCTCTTACTGATAACAGTTCTGTAACTTATAAATCTGTGCCAGCAACAGTGCATCTTACAAGCGATATGCAAGAATTTAAAACAAATGCAAACGACAAAGATGGTAATTTACTTTTTAATTTTGAGTTTGATGTTATTGAGAGTTTATAATGGCAAGAGGATTATCGAGTTCCGTAAAAACAGAACTAGCAACAGGGGTCATTGACCCAGTATTATTAGTAGAAATAGAGTTTGGTACACCAGTCTATTTAACAAATGCACCCTTTGATATAACATCAAGTGTATCTGGTTCATCAAGAACTTATCTTACAAACGGACATTTAAAAAATATTACAGGCATAAACGAAACAAATAAACCAACAAAAAACAGTTTACAGCTTACACTTTCTGGAGTCGATCAAACATATATATCAATCGCTTTATCAGAAAACATAATTAATACTGAGGTTTACATTTACAGAGGTTTTCTAGACTCAAGTAATGCTCTTATTTCTGACCCTTTTTTATTATTCTTTGGTACAGTTGATGAGTATAGAATTACAGACACTACACAAACATCAAACTTAGTTTTAAATTTAACTTCACACTGGGGAAACTTTCAAAAGACAAGCGGCAGAGTTACAACAGATAATTCACAACAAAGATTTTTTAGTGGAGATAAAGGTATGGAGTTTGCGGCTTTGACTGTAAGAGATATAAAATGGGGTAGAGATTAAATGACAAGTTTTCATTTTTATGAGGCATCAAATAAAAATATGGACGAGATATTTGAAATATTACATGAGTTTGAAAAAGAAGCCCCAGCCTTAGATTATCCTCATATTCATAGGGCAAAAATGAAACAAACTCTTATGATGTTTTTGCAAAAAGGAAAAATAATTTTAATTAAAGATTTAGATAAAAATAAAATAGTTGGAATTACTATTTTTATGTTCCATGAGTATTTGTGGTCTAAAGAGCAACTATTAACAGTTCAAGTAATTTATATATTAAAAGAATATCGATCATTAAATTTATTTAATCAGACTATGGATATAATTAAAAATCAGGCAAAAGGTAGGCACATTCATTTAACTATATCTACAAAACTATTAGCAGATAAATTATTAGATAGATACGGCTTTGAAAAGATGGGCGGTTTATGGAGGTACTCAGATGTGTGATCCTGGAGATATTATAGATGATGCTATGGATATTATCAGCGATACTGTCGATTTCGTAGTTGATCTTGTCGTTGATGTTATTAGCTGGATTAATCCTATTCCTGAAATACCTGACTTTGGAGGCAATCAACCAGACATCAATGCCAGAGGCGTATTAGTCAATAAAATCAGTGCAAATGCTCATATACCAATAGTTTACGGAACAAGAAAAGTTGGCGGAAATGTGGTCTTTGTAGAAACATCAGGCACGGACAACGAGTTTCTTTATATGGCAATAATAGTTTCTGAGGGCGAGATAGACGACATAACTAAAATATTTGTAAATGATAATGAGGTAACTTTTAGTGGAGACTTGGCAGACAACACTCAAAGAACTGTTGCTAGTTCTGATGCAAACTTTTTCAAAGCACCTGACGCTGACTCTAGTGCTGAAAGTTTGATTACTGTTGAACCACACTACGGAACTGATTCGCAAACTGCATCTAGTTTATTAGATGAATTATCCTCATGGA